TATAGTCCTTGACTATGGTTTGAAACAGGGTTGCGACGTGCTCAACATTCAGATCGTATGTTTTTGCAAGTGCCTGAACGAGTAAATTTAAAGTGTGCGTATCGCCTTTTGCCCAAATATCCGCGCCTGTTGAAATATTCCCTTCCGAATGGAGTGTGCCAACATTGGCCGAACCGGTTACTTCCAATGTAGTGGCCTTAGCTTTTATATGAGCAATAATATTTTGTACCTCTGCATCACCTTGTTCATTGATAGATGCCAGATTATCACTAACGAGTAGTCCTTTTAAAAAGGTTATAGTTTCCTTTGCTTCATCTCTTTGATTCTTGCTTAAAAACATTTTTTTTAGAGCTTCCGTATTTATTTTTTTGAGCTCTTCATTTAGCCAAGATAGCACTTCTGCCACATGCCGGTTAGAGACACTGTGCTTGAGTACTGCTTTGTCAATGTAGTCAATGAGTTCATCTATAATTTGTTGCTGATCGGCCATATCAATTAAATTGAGGTGTGAACTGTTCGGTATGTATACGGGGATTTCCTATTTCGTCCTCTGAAAGTGATCCGGTGTAGCGAACATCGGAGTCAACGAAATGAAGAGTCATTTTAATGCTTTCTGGTGCAGTGGAGCGTATGGCATGGGTGAGGTTATCGGCTACGGCATTTACCCTGATGTTTCGTCCGGAAATTCCGAGTATCTTTATGTCATCGGAAGCAAGCATATCCATTAAATGCACAAGCTCTTCGGTATTGCGATATCCGGATTCGACCTGAAGCTTGTCACGGGCAGACTGTCGCTCGCGGGCCTCGATATAGTCATCAATGCTTTCATCGTAAATCTGATAAGTGGAGTCGGACTCAATTTCAGACTCGATGTTACCGATACCGGTGACTTCAATGCGTTCATAGGCTCCATAGGAGTTGAGAAATTCAAGTAAATAACGCTCACGGGATACTGTTCCGGGAGTGATGACAATAGTACAACTTTTGATTGATCCGGAATAGATATCGAAAACAGAAGCTAACTTTTGATTAGTTTGAAACAGTTTTTGCCGGAGCCGATATAGGTTAAGGGCTACCGGCTGTCCGGCTGTTCCGGACAAAGAGGTTTCAATGCCGGCTGCAACTATTTTTAATGCACCATCCGGATAAAGGAAAGGAATAGGTAGGAGTTCGGTTTCTCGGATGGTGATGATCCGCCCGTTGGTACGGGTGGTTTTGAAGAAATTGACCGATGAATTGAGCAGCTTCCAAGTGAATATATTGCTATTTTCATCTAACAGACGGCGTAATAGCCGCTTGCTGATGCCTCCGATAACTGCTTTCAGAGAAAGAGTTTTAGTTTCTCCCTGGGTGTTTTGGACACTAATGGCAATATCTGTAGCTGAAGTAGAATCGGGCAGTAATATATCAGTGGATTCGTTAAGCAGATGTTTGGGACTGAGAATACCTGAAAGGATATCCTGAAGAAAAACAGAGAACTCACCTTCACCACTTCCGGAAAAGATGGTGCGGTCGGCCTGACGAATAGTGTAGCTGACTACTGAACTGGAGTTTATAGTCAGCTTGATGGGATTTCCGGCTAAAGCGATTGTAGACGGATATATGTTTGCTGTTAAACTCATAGTGCATTGTAATTAGTTTGTATAATGGTACCGGACACAGAAGAGGTCGAAGAGCAGTACAATGCCAGAAACTCTTCCCGTTCCGGAGTGGGGGTGGTGATGAAACGGAAAAATTCATCGGTTGTAGCCTCGGAGGAACTTGTAAATTTCCGGTAAGCGGCAAGCAATGCAGTTACATTGCTTGTCTCAATTGCTGCTGTGATGGTTTTATCGTCATTCATGTTGCAAATATGATGTTTTGATCATGTGCGGCAAAGGACAACTAAAGCAGTTCTGCTTTAACGGAAAGCCCGTAAGTAATGGCATAGTGTACGCCTCCGTATTCTTTATCTTTCCAGATGATATCACCTTGAGATGTCTGACCATTGGGAACCCGGACCTTATAGTAAAGGTCGAAACTGTAATTGATTTCTTTGATGAAGAACTCTTTGCCAGCTTCATAATCTTCTTGAGTCGGTACAGTAAACGGTATCTCAATATCCGAAACCTGATCACTTACCTCGTTTTTACGTAGCACTCCGAGCCATTGCGCCGGTGGGGTAATAGCCTTCTTCCACTCCTCGACTTGTGCCCGTATCTTGAGTTCTACTATGTTTTCACGATTATTGTGAAACGCCCATTTGTAGAGTTGCTCAATCGTTTGTATTCCTTGCTCTGCATCCAAATCTAAATCGGTTTTCCCGACAGGAATCAGGAGACGAAGGGTACGAAAACGGACTGTAGCCGGACGTGAAAGAAGTTTAGGTAATGTATAGCGCACTGTATCAAGCAGTAATCGTTGACCATCTATATTGATCGTTTGACTGAAATCAATATTGAGTAATTGAATTGGATTCAAGTGTACGGGAACTTCAACCGTATGATTGGAATGTCGGAGAATAGCGTCAAATCCCTTCCAAAAACGGGAGAACAGGCCATTATCACCAATAAAGGTCATGGAGATATCGAACGTGTGACCGTTGATGACAATAGCTTCACCGCCGGGTGTGTAACATCTTGGCGATCCATAGGGGTAGGGAGTGGATGCACGGGGCATGGAAAAGCAAAAGCATAGAGGAGTTTGGGTGTTTTGCTCCTCTGCCAGTTCTACGCTGGCGCTGGAGATATTGGTATATTTGTGTACTTTTCCAAGGAGATAGGCAGGACAAACCGGTTGGTCATCAGGGTAAGAACCTTTCATCGGCAGGCATTCATCAATAGAGGATATCTCCATATAGCTAATGTCCGCACCTTTATCCCAGGGAAAGAAGTCAGAGCTACGGGCTTCACGAATTCCCGTCAGATTGTTGCGGACGTAATAAAATCCATCCCATAAGGAATAAGTGAGATACCCTTTTGCTGTGTTATTTGACAAGACATGCCCAAAAGGTTTGAGAAATTTGTCGAGTGAATCGCTGGTAGGAGCAGCTACTAAATTGGTATAAGGACCGGAGATATTGGTCGATGCGGAGAGCTTGAGTTGCTGTGCAGCGGCGTAGTTAATGACAGGACAGGCCGACTTGAGCAGGGACCAATTCAGTGAGGGCGGAGCTGAGATGATATCTTTGATAAATTTGAGATTAACGGTTTTATTTTTTCCATCGACAAAATACACCATACCAAAGCGGCAGTAGAGGGCTTGCAGGAACTCGTTAATCGTGCAATCGGGTAGAAGGTCAGAGTAATCAATGAAACCCTTGACTATGCTGTCGGCCATGTTGTTCAGAACTACCAGACGGGAGAGTTGACGGTGGGTTGAAAATGGATTTTCAAGGACCGTATAACCGTACCGGACGAATATAAAATTGAGTATCCAAGACACCTTTAAAAATGGGCTGATGGCATAACCTTCGGGAACGGAAGTAAGGACGGGTTCGTTATTGATAAGGAATGTTTCCTGTCTGGCAGCTCCCTGAAGGAAATAGCTACCATTCTCCGATTTAGCTATCTTGTTGATGTATTCCGGGTAGTAGGTGGTAGTTTCCGTATCGTCCACGGTCGTTGTATGTGATGGCATGGACACACAAATGGGGAAAACGGAAAGAGCATCGTCTACGATTGTTTCATTCATAATAGAATTGAGCAGGCTGATGACTCCGGTTGTTCCTCCTTCGGGACGAATAACCGGAGCAGAGAGGGAACGGAGTGAAACAGCATTCCATTCCGAGTAAAGCTCAGACTCGTCAAAACCTATATTGGATACGATTCCTCCGGATTTGGAGGCTTGTGTGATGTTCATCTTACCTATTCGGTTGTAGACACCATCGGAGACGGTGACACGGGTATCCGGGGCAGGGGAGTAGGTACTATCCGGACGATGGACATGGGTGATCAGTGAAAGGTTGTTTCGGGAGGCAGGAAGCGTGGCAGGTACGGATTGTGAACCACGTTCGTTGTAAATAGGGGAGGTGTCTTCGATCTCGATGCTGAAATCGTTTTGAAGATCGAATATTCCTAATTGATTTTTTATCTTGAGTGACATGTATTATTGTTTTTTACGGGTGAATGGTTCCTTTGATTTATCTGCTAATTCTTGTGCTTCGTTGAGCTCGCGAAGCACGATGTATGCTTTGAGGTATTTAAGTTTCTCAATCAGTGCATGTAACTCTTTGATCAGTTGAGCCAAGTTTGCTTCCTTATCAGTCGGTGAAGAAGTTGTCTGAGAGATACGGGAAGTACTGTTACGGATCGGATCGTAATTGCCTTCAGCACGCTGGGGAACTCGGCCACTGCGGGCATCCTGAATGGCTTGTACGACAATGGGGTAATTAATGTGGTGCTGAAGACGGGAAAGATCTTCGGCATTGATGATCAGCTCTGCTCCGGATTCGGATATCAATGAGGTACGGCGGACGATTCCGGTCGGTGAATCACCTATGTAGGGAACATCCCGATAGGTCCGGCCATCATCTTCACCAATGACATTGTATCTGCCGGATGCCCATTGCTTGACTTGCACCTGAGCAGTTTTGGTACTGTCGGTATTGTTATCGGTCGCAGAAGTGGAAGAACTCCCTCCCTTAATCAGTCCTTTGAGCGTTGATTTTGCAGCGGCCAATGCTCCCATGATCAGTCCGGAGAGAACTGCGGCACGGGCTGCACCGGTTGCTCCAAAGGTTGCAACAGAGTCGGGCATTGCATAGGCTTCGGCAGCAGAACGGGCTACAGCTCCGACGGCTACACCCGTGGCCTTGGCTATTTCAATATCAATCATCTGGCTCAGTACATCGAATAGGATATCGAGCATGGTATCAGCAAAGTTCTGCAGGGCATTTTCTTGACCTGATATCATTTGTCCGAGGGTATCGCCGATTTGTTCACCGTATTGCCGGTACTGTTGTGCCTGTTCGGTGAGCCTTTGTTTCTCTTTCCTGGCCAGTTCGTCTTTTTTCTTTTGAGCTGCATCTTCAAGTTTCTTCCGCTCTTTCTCTTCATCTTGAAGACATTTTACTTTAAAGTCGAGTAGTTGTTGTTCAATGGTGCGCCGTTGATCAGCGTCGAGATTAGCAATTTTGAGAACACGTTCCAGGTGCATGATGGTGAGATGCTCCATGGCTTCATTGTACTCTTTCTCTGTTTTCAGATTTTCATCCTTACCGGAAACATAGAGACGTTTTAGGTCCTTTTGTTGGTTTTCATAAAGTGTCTTTTCTTCAGCGAGCTGTCGGTTCATCTGCTCTTTTTGCTGTTTAATTTTGATATCGTTGATTCGATTTTGAGCATCAATACCTTCTTTACTTTTTGCACCGGCTATATTAATGATACGTTGCTGATGTTCTAATTCGAGGGTTTCCATCCGGTTATTGAACTGCTGTTCGGTTTGCAAGGTTTCGTCCTGGCGTTTGAGATAGGCTTCTTTAAGTTCCGACTGGTGTTGAGAGTAGAGCTTGGCTTCTTCTTCAAGCCTCTTTTTAAGAAGGGATTTGGCTTTCTCTTCATCAATTACGGGAGTTGTTATTTTGTTATTTGTAGTTTCTTCATTCGCTTTGTTGACCTCCTCTATGGCTAAAGCTGATTCGCCTATCTCTTTGGTTATTTCATCTATTTTCTCAGAAATTGAGGATAAATTTTTTCGCGTTTCATTAAGAGTTTCTAAAGCTTTTCCTTCTTTTTCTGTGCCAAAAAGTCTGGAAATTTTAGCTGTAAGGCTATTCCGATTATATCCTTGTAAGGTATTGGTTTGGCGAATCTTCCAATATTGATCACTTTGGGTTTCTTCATCTTTTTCCAGTGTACGTTTCTGGGCATAAAGATTTTCAAGTTCTTGCTGTGCTGCTTTTAACTTGATTTGCTTTTCAAGTTGTACCAGGTAATCTTTGATTGCGTCTGTATTGTTTTTCGTTAATGTTCCTTCATCGGTTAGTTTGGCATTGTAGTCTGGAATGATTTCTTTTAGATCATTTAAAGCCTTTCGACGAACATCAAGCGCAATTCCATTATCATTGATGACAGCAGTCAAAGCACGTATCTTCGATTCTTGTTGAATAAATGATTTATTGGTCTCTTCATTTACTTTTTTTATTCCTGATACAGAATCTTTTAATTCATCGTTTTTCTTTTTTAAGTTTATGAGGTAGGCTATAGCTGTGGCCGCGACTACGGCTATTATACCATAGGGGTTTGTCATTAGCTCTTTCTTAATGGCTTTTAAAGACTTTGCAATATTATTATTCCAAAATGTAACGACTTTACTGATTATTACATCAGAGTTCTTAGCAGCTGTGTAAGCTATAAGGGCAATGGTCAATAATGTAATGGCCCTTTTGTTTTCATTGATGAAATTTAATAGTTTAATGAGTTTTCCAGTCCAACTGACAGCACCATTTGCTGCTGATATGAGGGCGGGATTGAGTTTTTCTAATAATTCAATACCAAGTTCCTGCATGCGGTTTTTAGCTTGCGATAGTTTAGCTGCCGCTGTTTCTGATTTTGTGGCAGCCTGTTCCATGGCTACAGATGTACCCGTAACTGCTTGAGTGTAGTATTTTACCTTATCGGCTTCATTGATAAGTACGGAGGCCACATTGTATCCTTCTTCTCCAAATTGCTTCTTAATCTGGGCTGCTGAGAGTTGCTTTTTCTGAAGGTTATCCAAAGCTTTCTCTAAACCAACGATTTTGGGATTTGTATCGTCTGCTCCGGTTTGTAGGGTAAGGAAGAATTTCTTTAAACCGGTACCGGCTATTTCGTCTTTGATACCTTTTTCGGCCAATGTTTCAATAGTACCCACGAGCTGTTCGATAGGAATTTCGGCAGAGGCAGCAGCTACTCCGGATTTGGTAACGGCTG